GTGCTCGCGCCCCTGCTGGTGCCAGTCAGATTGGATTTCCTCAATGTGCAGAATCTTCTTGCCCTCGGGGCTGGTGCGGTCCTTGACGCGCACGCTGGCCAAGATGTTGGGTGTGCCGCCAAAGTGTGCCGCGTTGCCGCCAAAGGAACCCTCGACACCATGGGTGTACTGGTCGGCCAGCGCCGCGCGCGTGGCGTACAGCTTCTTGTACTGCTCCGTCGTGGTGCCCGCGCTGTTCATCAAATCGGCGATGTCACTGATCTTCTTCTTCAGCTCTTCGCGCTTGGTGCTCGGCGTGTGCAGCAGAATCTCGCGGTAGTTCTCGCCGCCGGGCAGGGTGTACGTCTCGTGGTGCGTCTGGCTGCCGGTCAGCTCGCGGTGCTTGAGCGGGTACTTGTTGGCCTGCCCCTTGAGCTTCTCCATGAACTCGGCCCGCTGCATCTGGGGCAGCGCCATCAGCGTTTGCAAGTCGCGGTCCTCGGCCTCCGCAGGCTTGTAGCCGGGCTTCTTCTGCAGCTCGGCCATGTACTCCGCACCAGTGCCCTTGGGGCGGGTGACCTGCTCCATGAGCCGGTTGATGGGTGAGTACAGTCCTGTCATAGTGGGCGCTCCGAGATGGTGATGTAGTCCTTGACCGTGCCGCCTGCTGCCAGCTTGTCGAGGATTGCGGACTCGGGGATGCGCATTTCATGCACTTCCCCTTTGTGCTCCCTGCGGACGTCGTAGCCGGGCTCGTATGGTGTGCGCTTGGTCTTGCCGGTTGTCGGGTCCTTGATGAACTTGCCCATTCCCGGCCCAATCTTGGAGTCTTCGCGCATGGGGGAATTCCCCACCAGCGCCTTGCGGATCACCTTAAGCGGGGGCAGGTTGTTCTTGGCGCTGTGGGCGGTAAACACGGTGTGCCCCACGTCATACTTGAACGGCATGGACTCCATCATGTCCTGCATGTCGGCAGCTTTTTTGCGAACATCGTCACCTAGCGACTGGTAGCTGTCCTGCAGGGTCATCATGTTGCGCGTGTTCGTGACGGGCGCCTTCATGCCCGCCGACGTGGCCGCGCTTGCGATGGCCCTGCGCATCTCCTCCACCGAGGGCGTGGTCGAGCCGCCACCAGCCATCTTGGGCGGTGGCATGCCGGGCGGTGGCGTGGCGCGCATGGCCGACATCGCCTGACCCTGCGGGGTCATCTGCAGGATGTTGCTGCGCGGGGCGCCGGGTGCTGGCGCTGGTGGCTGGCCGGGGGCTCCGGGCGGTGGTCCGCCTTGGGGACCGCCGGGCGCTGGTGGCTGGCCGGGTTGTCCGGGTGGCTGTCCAGGCTGTCCCGGCAGCATCTGCTGGCCCTTGGTCTCGGGCTGGAAGTCCACGCCGCCCACGGGGAAGCCCGGTCCACCAGAGGGCGGTGCGTAGGTCTTGACCTTCATGTTGGGCGCCTCGTTGGCGCCAACGTCCTTGAGGCTGCTCATGCCGTGCAGCATGACGTGAGCCAGCATCTCGTCGTGGTTGGGCTCGTGGTCGTGGTGCTCTTCGCCCCCAACCGCGCCGCCGTCGGCGTAGTGGCCGGTGCGCAGCTTCTTGTCCCGCGCCAGCATGTACTTGCCGTAGCGGTCCAGCGTCTCGTTGTCCAGTAGTTGGGAGATTCCCTCGTTGCGCTTCTCTAGCGCGCCCAGCGCCATGTTGCGGATGTCGCCTTTTTTGCCCGCAAATTCTTTGTGCAGGTCGGCCATCTTATTGCCGAACAACACCTCAGCCGGAAAGCTGTGTCCCAGCGTGCCCAGGTACTGGCCGGAGAAGTTGGTGTCGTAGGCCTTGTTGCTGGACGGTGTAAGCGTCATGTGGTCGGGGTCGCTGCCGATGACCGTGTTGCCGATGTGGCCCTTGGGCACACCGCGCAGTGCGGGGTCGGTGACGGCGTTGGCCACGTCCTCCATGTTGAAGTCCAGCGCCTTTTGGTTGGCCTTGAGGTAGCCTACCCGGTCCACGATAGCCTTGCGCAGCTCGCCTGCGGTGGTGCCGAGGCCCTTGCCGGTGACGATCTGCTCATCAAACTCTGGGTGCTCCAGCCCGACAAAGCCACCAAACGGCTGGATGTACTTTTTGTTTTTGATGATCTTATGCGCGCGAATCTCGTTGTTCATGCGCGCCAGCTCTTCGGGGTGCAGCATTCCACGCATCACCAACTGGTGCAGTATCTCGGTGGGCGTCATGGAAAAGTCTTCGCCGCGTTCGCCCATGGTGATGGGCATGTGCAACAACCGGCCGTTGCCGCCTTGTTGCTCGTTCTCCATGCGGGCGATGGCCTCGCGGGTGGCGATGCGCTTGGCGATGTCATTGCCCGACGCGCCTGCGATGCCTTGCAGGATGTGCTCAAGGTCGCGGGCGTAGTCCTGGCCGCCGTGCGTGGTGACCGACTCGGGCAGCTCGTGGCCGGAGATGCTGTGAACCTGCACGTTGCGGCTGGTGCTGTCCCAAGGCATTACCATTAGGCTGGCGCCCTTGTGCTTCTCCATGTCCACCGGGGCCTTGGGCGCCAAGCCTGTGGGCTCGCTCACGCCGTAGCGCTGGCCTACTGCCGCGTGCGGCTTCTTGGGCGTGCTGGTCAGGTGCCCGCTTTGGGCGAGCATCTCGCGCATCTGGTCTGGTGTTGGTTCCATGGCGTATCCCGGTGATTTGGGCCGATTTTATACCGCGTAGGGGTTTTCTCTCTTGCGCGGGTTGGCGTCGGCGTAGTCCTCGTCCTCCACCCAGTCGCGTGGGAAGTCGATGGTCAGCCAGCCAGCGTCGCGCAAGTATCGCAGGGCTTGGCTCATGGCGTCAACAAAGTCGTCGTGCGCCGTGCCTTCCGGAAAGCTGCAGACCTGACTGACCATGCCCTCGGCCCAGTCCCTTACAAATCCCTTACGGTTGCCCGACTCGGGTATCCAGACGCGCCCGGCCTTGATGATGTTGGCCACGATGGACAGGCGCTGTATCTTGTCGGCCCGTCCGGGGTTGTACGCCTGCACGGGCACGCCCGCCCTGCGCAAGTCCTGAATCAGGCTGATGCCCGCGCTCTTGTCCTCGATCAGCAGCAGGTCCACGCGCTTCTTGGTCCGGCCCTCGCCGTAGACCGTCTCGTACTCCTCGAGTATCTTGGGGCGCAGGTCCGGGTACTGCAGGTGGTCCTGCCAGCAATCGACCACCATGGCGCACATGCCACCGTCCTCGGGCTTGAACACGCCGAAGGTGATGTGCGCCGTCGGGTCGTTGTGCGTCTTCTCGCTGGCCGCGCAGTCCACGGACTGCACGATGTACTCGAACTTGGGGAAGGGCTTGTTGTTGGGCCAGAGCTTGAACCAGTCGCGCTTGACGATGCCCGACTCCTCCGGGTCGATGATCTCCGCGTGAATCTCTTGGCGGCCCAGCTTGGTGCCCTCGTACTGCAGAATCTGCTTCTGGAACGATGGCGCGAGGTTCTTGATGTTGACGTAGGTGCTGGCGGTGGTCACCACCACGTCGTCGCCGTTGCGGTCGATCAGGTCCATGACCACGGGCTTGGGCTTGGGTGTGGTGGAGCAGATCACGCGCGTGTGCTGGCCCAGCCGCACGGCGAACTGGATCATGTCCCACGCTTCTTGCAGGTACTCCCACGCGGCCAGCTCGTCCAGCCACGCTCCGTGCCACTGTCCACCACGGAAGCGCTCGGGCTCGGATGCGGGGATACCCTTGATCAGGCTGCCGTTGGTGAGGGTGATCTCGTGCAGGCTGCTGTTGTACTTCTCCACCAGCTTCGGGGGGATCACGGCCAGCAGGCCCGACTCGCCCTCGTAGCAGGTGCCGCGCAAGTCGGCACTGGTGGGGGCGCTGACCAGCCAGCGCGTGCCGGGCTGCTCCCACGCCCACCAGCCTACCGTCTCCGCCGACGTGCGGGTCTTGCCCGAGCCCCGGCCACCCAGCATGAGCCAGATGGACCAGTCCGTGCCGGTGGGCTCTAGCTGGAACTTGTGGGCCTTCAGGAGCCAGCGCGCGCGCCAGTCGAAGGCAAGGCGGTGCTGCTCGGGTAGCTTGGCGTACTGCTCGCGGACCGCTGGGTCCTGCAGCAGGGCGACGGCGCTGCTCACTTCTCGGCTTGGCGGGTAAGGGCGAGGTTCTTCAGCAGCTCGCCGAAGATGTCGAAGCTGGCCTCGACCACCACGGGGTTCTCGTCGTCGCCCGCAAGGATCGTCTTGTCGCCGTACTTCTTGGGATTCCACTTGGCCAGCAGTTTGAGGCGCGTCTCAATCTGGCTTTTTTTCCACGCAATGCTGCCGGGGTCGTAGCGCTTATTGCCCGCCTCGTCGAACACTTCGAGCGGCTCTTTGTCCACCAAATGCAGGCAGTATTCTGCGATTGCATCGTGGCCTATATTACGCGCGCGCACGATATTTGCATCAAAGTCTTTGTCTTCTGCTTGCCAGTTGTATATCGTCCTGAACGATGGCATGCCCTCTTGGCGGCAAAAATCTTGTAGCGTGTTGCCCTCGGACAGCCATGCCGTGAGCTGGTCCTTGATCTTCTCTTTATTTGGGTAATGCGGATTGTCCGGTGGACGCCGCTCCTTCTTGCCTGTTGCCATGTTCTGCTCCTAGCGCATCTCTCAGCGCGTTGGGCTAGAGTTTAGCCTAGTGCAGCGATTTGCCCTCGCCGCTGAACAACTCGTCCCGTATGGTCCGGGCCTGCTGCATGGCGTCAGCGATGGCTTCTACCGGCAGGTCCAGCATGGCCGACACCGAGGTCAGCGTGCTGATCAGGGCCGATATGCCCACGTCAGCGCGCAGGTTGCGGCTGTCCATGTACGCCATCAGCGCGATTGTCTCGGCCTCCACTTGCTCCATCTTGTCCTTGATCTTCATGCTGTTGCCCCTTGCTTGGTGAGTTTGGCTTGGCGTTCGCGCAGGGCATCAATCTCGGCCCAGAGCTTTGTTGCGTAGTCCGTGGCGATCTTATCGCCCCAGATGTTCAGGGTGTCGTGGCAGTCGAACAGGGCCCGGCGGCAGGTGTGCCAGTCGTATTCCTTGACCTTGTTCACGAAGGTCTGGTGCCATTGCGCGTAGCTCATGCTGCCTCCGCGAACGCGAGCAGGAGGGCGGCCAGCTCCTTGGCCTGCGCCTTGGTGAGCACCGCGCTCATGCTGGCCATGGGCACCGCGATGTTGAGCCAGACGTTGTCTTGGCTCCCGTCGATCGACTCGTACTTGTCCACGCTGATGCGCTGGCTGCGCTCTGTGGTGATGGTGGTGTGTTCCATGCTCATGCTCCCAAGTATTTGCGTTGGGCAGCGCCATCGAAGGTGGCCTTGATGCCG